GTCAGGCGGCACAAGGAACCAAACGATATCTACGCCGAGCGGTTGAGCCGGGTGTTCTACGAGAACTACATCGGCTCGATCATAGACTGGTACGCGGCGACTCTGATGCGGCGCCAGGCGGCTTTGCTGTTCGACGGCAGCGATGAAGCCGCAAAAGGATTCTATAACGTTTTTGCGGAGGATTGCGACTTGAAGGGCACCTCCATAGCCGAGTTCTTCCGGCAGCGTATCGTGCAGACACTCGTGCAGGGAGGCAGTTACATCGTCGTGGACTTTCCGCGGTCGCCTGTTTCCGTCAGCAACCGCGCGGAGGAAGATGCGGTTGGACGTTCGCGAGCGTACCTGGCGGATTACTCGCCGGAAGAACTCATCAATTGGAACTACGACGACCACGGAGGCTTGGAGTGGGCAGTGATCAGGACATCATCGCTGCGCAACTCCACAGTTACTGAGAGCGAGTGGTTTCGCGAGACCCGCTGGATCTACTACGACCGGCAGCGTTATCAAGTCTATGAGCAACTGAAGAACAAGGAAATACAACTGGTGGACGAAGGGCTGCACGGCCTAGCCGACCAGAACCGGGTGCCGATTTTTCCCTTGCGGGTGACCGACGGCCTGTGGTTAATGAACAAAGCGGCCCTGCTGCAACTGGAGCACTTCAATAAGTCGAACGCGCTTTCGTGGGCGCTGACGATGGGCTTGTTTGCCTCTCCGGTAATCTACTCGGACCGTGAATGGAACCAGATTGTCGGCGACTCCTATTTTATCCAACTGGCGCCCGGGGACCGCTTCGGGTGGACTGAGCCGGAAGGCAAGGTTTACCAAATTGCAGCTGACAATCTGGTCCAGCTCAAAGATGAGATCTACCGGGTGTGCTATCTGATCGCGCACGCGGGGGCGTCGGATTCGTCGAGCCAGCATCAATCAGGCGCCAGCAAGCAACGGGACTTCAGCATTACGCAGGAAGTGTTGCGGGCTTACGGCGACGCGGTGAAGGAGACCATGAAGCAGGTCTTGCGTGCGATCGCCGTGGCACGGAAAGACAACATTTCCATCGACGTCTCGGGGCTGGATGAGTTTGATATCGATGATTTCAGTAATGAATTAGACGACGCCCGAAAGCTGCTTACGTTAGGAATCGAATCGGCAACGCTGAAGAAACAGGTTTTCAAGAAACTGGCATTCAAATTCCTATCGGACGTGCGGCAGGAGATCAAAACTCAGATTGCGCAGGAGATTGAGGCACAGAGCTGAACCTTTACTCAGCTCGGCTTGGGAAAGGGGTGGTTATGGAAGAGACAGACGTACAAGCGATTGTGAAGCAAGCAGTTCAGGAGTTTTTGCAAGAGCAGCAGAGCAAGAGCGAGCCGGCTTACAAGACGGAACTCGTGGAGGAACGGAGGCGGCGCGAGCAACTGGAGCGGCGGCTGAGCGAAGTGGAACAAGAAAGCAAGCGCAACCGGCAGGCGGCGGAGCAGGCGGAGAGAGGCTCGGCCATCCGAGCGGAACTGCAAAGACTAGGGGTTGCGAAGGTCGACCTGGCGTATCGTGCGGTAAACGACGGCGTATTCCGCACGGAGGACGGCCGGCTACTGGCGCGCAGCGACGAAGGCGAAGTGCCTCTTAAAGAATACCTGAGCAACTTCGTTAGCGAGAATCCGGAGTTTCTACCGGCGCGGATATCCGGAGGCTCGGGGATCACGGCCGCACACAAAGCGCCGCGGGAGAGCACAGACAACGTGGACATAGAGAACATCCGGCCGGGGATGAGCTCGGAACAGACGGAGCGAGTGCGCAAAGAAATTCTGCGCGTTGCTTCGCAAAACCTGCGCGGCATTTAGGAAGGACAGGCAGGAATGCCTGATTTTACAAGTACAGGCAAAACAGCCTGCTCAACTTAGGAGAATGAATGGCGACAATCACATCAGCTAATGTGGCCAGCGCGATTGTGAAGCTGGTGGCGGCAGACGCTCTGCCCGCCTTGGTCGGGAACCTAGTCATGGGTAACCTGGTCAACCGCGATTATGAACCCGTTTTGGCGCAGGCTGGGGACACGGTGAACATTCCGATTCCGCCAGTGCTGGTAGCCAACAACATAGCCGAAGGCGGACAAGTTCAACCGCAGAACCCTAATTTGGGAAATGCGCAGATCGTATTGAACACTCACGCCGAAGCTACTTTCCAGATTCCGGATGTGACCAAAGTGCTGGCGGTGCCGGACTTACTGCAGGTTTACATGCAACCGGCGGTGGTAGCGATTGCCGAGAGCATCGAGACAAGCCTGCTGAACCTGTTTGCCGGGTTTACGGCGAACACGCCGGTGGGCACGCCGGGGACACCGTTAGTGGAAGCTGTGATCGACCAGGCAGAGAGCTCACTCTTCTCTGCGAAGGTCCCGCCGTCCGAGCCGAAATTCCTGGTCGTGGACGCCGCGACATATTCCGCACTGCGGGAGATCGAGCGCTTTAGCGAGTTCCAGACGGCCGGCGAGGCGGGACTGCGGTCTCTGATCGACGGCACCGTGGGGAAGATCAAGGACTTCTTCGTGATGCGGTCGCAGTTCGTTGCGCATACCGGCAGTTCGCCCATGACAACCCACAACATGGCCTTTACCAAGCCCGCGATCGGCCTGGTCATCCGGAGACTGCCGCAACCGTTGTACGGCACGGGCGCAGTAGCGCACTACGCGGAGATGGGAAACTTCGGTATGCGGGTAGTGATGAGCTACCAGCCGAATACCTTGGCTCAGCAGTTCACGGTGGACGTACTGTACGGGTGCGCGGTGATCCGCAACAACTTTGGCGTTCAGGTGAATACATAGGGCGCGCAGAACTGGACTCAGCCGGACAAGAACGAAAAGGGGGCTGGGTACGCCTGGCCCCACATGAGACAACCATGGACTTACAAGTTTACTTCAAGAAGATTCGGGCGATGGAGGAAAGCCTCATAGATCCCTCTGTCGTTTTGGTCAGCCTCGAGACTCAGGACGGCGGACGGGAAGGAGTGCGCACTGAGGTTCCGCGGCGAATCGCGGCAACGATGATCGTGGAAGGCAGCGCACGGCTCGCGACGGCCGAGGAAGCGCGTGCGTTCCAAGAGCAGAAGGCAGACGCGAAACGGCAAGCGGATCAAATCGCAGCGGCGTCGCGGATGCAATTTACTGTTATTTCGCCCAGCGAACTACGAAAGCTGAAGGGCGGCGCACAGACGAGCAAAGAGTAGGCGGCCGGGACGATGGCGCTATTCACGGACGGTATATCGACGATCCAGGATCTCATGGCCCAGGACTCTTCCGTACTGGCAACGGCCCAGACGGAGAACATCGATCTCAGTCAAAAACTGTCGCTGGCACAGCAAGAGCTGGGGATCGAACTGACGGCGCTTCTACAGCGCAGCAGCACCTACGACTGGCAGTTCTGGCTTCAACCGTACCCACAGTTGAACAACATCGTAGTCACGCCACCGTTACAACTCTGGCATGTGTTCCAAACCCTAAAGCTGGTCTACCAGGATGCGTACTTCAATCAGCTGAACAACCGCTATGGCGGTAAGCGGGACCAATTCCAGCAACTAGTGAAGTGGGCCATGGACAAGCTGATCCAGACCGGGGTAGGCGTCGTATCGGACCCAATGCCGCAGGCAACTCCGCCACAACTGACGTCCATACCGGGAGGTAAACTGGCCATGACCTACTGTGCGAGCACGTCTTGGCTGAACTTGGAGAACGAGGAGGGCCAGGCTAGCAATCCGAGTACTCTTAGCGTGGTGGCAGGGAACGCATTAGTGGCCCAACCGGTCAATCAACCGGCCAACGCAACTGCTTGGAATGTTTACGTAGGGCTCTCGCCGACGGCAATGGCACTGCAAAACACGTCGCCGCTAGCGTTGGATCAAGTCTGGGTTCAGGCAGGGCCGGTATCCACTCTCGGACAACCACCGGGAAGCGGGCAGGCGCCAGACTATCTTCGGGCGCTACCGAGACTACTTCAGAGAGGTTAGAGGATGGCATGGGTCGGCAGTACTGTAACTGGGCAGGTAGTCACGCTCCTGAATGCAACACAGGGGCTGAACGCTTGTGTTTCAACGCTCGCTCAGGCTGAGAGCTTAACTCTGCCGGCGGTCGGACAAAATCAAATCCTGGCGCAGAACGTTTCCATCGAACTAGCGGAGCGCAGCAAAGACGTACAATATCCGGCGTTCAACGTATACTGCGAGAAGATCGTCAACCAGCTCAAGGAGAAGTTCCGAAACTTCTCCGGGAAGGCGGTTATGGCAGTCGAAGTACGGGTCTCACAGGATAGGCTGGACGGCATCGAGGATCAACTCCAAACCTACGTTGATGCCGTAACCCAGGTCTTGGATCAGAACCGTGGCGACTGGGGTGAAGGCATGTACTACGCCGGATGCTATGAAGCGGCATTAGGG